ACTTCGGCGCCTGGTGCCGGGTCAGAGAACTGAATCTCAACGCCGAAGCACGCAACCAGTTCGCCAACAGCGTTGCGCTCGACGCGGCCAGAAGCATGGAGTGACATCAGGCGGCCTCGCTCGTCGGTTCGGTTTTGGTTTCCGCGTCGACCGCAGCCTTTGGCATGAAGTAGTCGAAGAGCTTCTGAACGGTATGAACAGACGGGTCTTTAACCGACCCCTGGGCAATTTTGCAGACGGTCGAAAATGGCACGCCAGACTCCAAGGCAACCGTCCTCTGCGGGATCGCTTTTGCCCGAAGGTTGTGCATTACGAAGTCGTACATGTTGGTGTTTTGTTCCATGGCGACAAATACTAAACCCATATATGGATCGCCGCAATACCCGCACATGGTTTTTTATTTCGATAAGAATCCATTGATGGACATTGCTAAAGTTATTGGCGCCAACCTGACCGCATGGATGGGTAACTCCCCAGGCTTGGACACGTGCAAAAAAGTTGCCGAAAAATCAGGGGTTGGATTCGGAACCGTTCAGCGAGCAAAAAACGGCGATGGCAACATCACCGTCGAGAAACTGACCGCGATCGCCAGCGCCTTTAGGCGCCACCCGGCTGAGCTAATGATCCCAACCGCTGCCCTTAAGACGCCCGAAAAACTTGGCGACTACCGCCGCGTTATCGACGGCGAGGCACTGCGACTAGAGGTCAACGAGCCGACGCCTAAAGTGCTTGGCTTTCCTTCGCCGCTGCAAGCCGAATTAGCCGACGTCGCCGAAAAAATAAATAATGACGGAATGCACCGGCTGATCGCCAAGGCGCAGGAAATTGCCGAACAATACCCGCGCACGAGCTCAGGAAACGCTGCCGGGTAATTGACATCAATGAATGGCGCGAGCATAGTTTGCCCGTCATGCCGAACAATTGAAATATGATAAACGGCATATTCATGTAACGCCGCCAAGTTAAAAACACCATGAACAAGACCCAGGCCGCCTTAACGATTGCGCTGACCATCTGCTCAATGGCATCCCAGGCGCAATACAAATGCACCATCAACGGGAAAACCGTCTATGCCGATGCCCCCTGTGCGCGGGACGCCAAGCCGGTTCGCGAGTTGCAGGACAGCGTCAGCAAGGATCAGCAGATCCAGCGCCTGCAGCAAAGCCTGAAGGAGGAGAAGCAACGCGGCACGCTTGAGCGCCAGCAAGGAGCCGAGATTCAGGCGCGCGAGCGCACCACCGAGCGCTTTGTCGCCAACGAACAAGCACAGGCACGGGCTGCCGAAGCCGCCAAGCGGCAGCGCTGCGCCGGACTTGAATACGACATCAAGGAAAACCAGCGCGGCGTTGCCCGCTACCAGGATTTCGGCTGGCAGCGCAGCCTGACCCAGCGCGAGAACGAGCTTAAGGCGAACCGCGACGCCTACGACCGTGAGTGCCGATAGCAAGCCCTGGGGGATAAAGCTGATTCTGGCGGTGCTGATCGCCTTGACGCTTTTCCCTGTTTATCACGCGGCCAAAGGCTATCTTGATCAGCGGGCAGCGAAAAAAGCCACTTTGGAAGAATATTGGCGCCGTGAGCACCTGCCGCCAGAACAACGCATTGCCGAAGACAAAGCCAAAGAGGAAGCCGCGCGCCGCGCCAAGGCCGACGCCGACGAAGCCGCGCGGATTGCCGAAGTCACCGCACGGCTTGCGGAGGAGCGGGCACATAACGCTGCAGCCAGAGAAAAGACTGCCAAACTGGAAGCGCTTGGCCGTGCCGCATGTCTTACCTGGTGGCGGCGCGCGTTGCACGACCCAGACTCAGCAAAGCTCGTCGAAGCCGATGGCGTTTTCGGCGACGACACCTATCATGGGTGGATAACCGGCCGCGCAAAGAACGGCTTCGGCGCCTATATCACGGCCACCTGGGATTGCCATCTGCGAATTGCAAACGAAACCATCATGCCAGTTTCTTTGACCCAACGACGAATTCGCTAGGCCGGGGTTTTCACCCAGCTCAATGCTGCGATTTGTTTGGTGGTGGCACTTCCCCATCTGATTGAAAACTGACCCGAAATTAAGGGCTGCGTTTTCTCACGTAAAAAAATACCCATTTATGGATTGACAACTAAATCCATGTTTGGGTATTCTGTATCCAACGCCACAAAACAACGAATCCACCGGGAGCCAACCCAATGCGCCTAATCCTCTTCATCACGCAGATCGCCATGCTGGCCGCTGGGTTTTCCAGCAACCGGGCCGACGCGATGGTCGGGGCAGCGGTGTTTTGTGTTCTGGCTGTGGCGATCGTGATCTGCGACGCCCAGCGCGCCACCCGCTCAAACCGCAGCCGGGGCCGGGCATGACCCCCGCCGAAACCCTCGCCAAAGCCCGCGAAATCACCCATGGCACAACCTGTTTCGTGATGCCTGTCGGCGGCCGCTACAAGGTTTGCCGCCGGGTCGCCGGCCGGGTCATTCCGCTGGGCTACCGTTCAGACGCCACCCAGCTTTGCGCATGGCTGCGCAAGCTGACCAAAACCAACAACCCGAAGTGATAGCCATTTCGACGGAGGACGTATGACCAGCAGATCATCCACCTTGAAAAACCGCAGCTCGGTCGCCAAGCGGACGGCGACGGCGCTGCGCAGCATCGCAGATGACCCCGCATTCGACATTGCAGATCGCGGCGTCCTGCTCGCTGCAGCAAAAATCGCCGATAGCTTTGGCTACCGAAAAGCAAAAGAGTCGCTGGCCGCCAAAGCCGAAGAAATCAAATTCGAGCGCGACAGCAAGGCGGCAAGAGCAAGGATAGAGCCGGTTGTGATGGCATTGCCGCACAAAACAATTGCCGAAAAGGTCGTGACTGCATGCCTTGAAAGCCACCGCAGCGGCTACCTGATTAGATCGCTATCAAAACCGACCCAGCGCGAAATTCGGTGGGAACTGGACTACTACTCGGAATCAGCTCTCCGCGACACAGTTGCCAGCGCCGCTTACTGGGTCGCCACCGGAAAAGGCAACGCGGACCAGGCAATAAAGAACATTGAGTCGAAGCATCTTGAGGTCAAAACCGACCCAAAAATAATCAGCCTGGCTCAGCGTTTCGAATCCGCATTACAAACATCCCAGATGGAGGCCGCATGAAAACCGCCCTTAAAACCGCGTCGACCGCAACCGTCCGCACCCTCAAGCGCTGGTTCGCCTGGCACCAGATGCGCAGCGTCGAAATCGCGCTGCACGATGCCTACCTCACGCTCGACCACATCACCGATGCCGACACCCGCGCCCTGGCGCAGGCCAACATCCGCATCCTCAGCCGCGAACTCTGCCGCACCCGGGCGCACTACCAGAGCTTTCTGCCCGCTGGCAGCCGCATCGTATTCGAGCGCGCCTGATGACCCACAGCAAGCGCCTAGCCTGGCAACAAGCGCACGACGAAGACCGTCGTGCCATGCAAAGCCTTGGCGGCGCCCTGCTGCTGGCCATCGCCACCACCATCACCCTAATCCTGACCTTGATATGACCAATCAATCCAAAACTCAGCATGTGAGCACCACCCCAGCCGGCGGTGGGGACGTAACACCGGCACCCGACGATCGTTCCACCTCCCTTGCAAAAAACTCGGGCGAGGCGTCGGGCGTTGTCGAGCCGCCAAAGCCGGAAGCATCGCCGGCAGCGGCAGGCTCCGACGAAATCACAGTTGAAGAGCTTTTCCGCTTTGACATTCCCGGTCTGGACGAAGAACCCGACCTGACCGCCGTCATGATCGACATCGAGTCGCTCGACATCCAACCAACCGCCGCCATTGCCAGCATCGGCGCCGTCTGGTTCGACCCGCACAGCAGTCGGATTGGCGACACCTTCCACCTGCACGTCGACCTTGAAGACTGCCAGCGCCACGGCCTCACCATCGGCGTCGATACCGTCCTCTGGTGGCTCAAACAATCCGGCGATGCACAAGCTGCGCTGGGCCACGGCCAGACCAACGCCGCGCCACTTGTCACCGCCCTTGAAGGGCTATATGCCTTTCTCGCCGCCGATGAAGACGGGCCGGACGAAGTTTGGTGCAACGGCGCCAGCTTCGATTTCCCGATCCTCGCCAACGCCTACGCCAGGATTGGCTGGAAAACCCCCTGGCCATTCTGGCGCGAGCGCGACCTGCGGACGCTCAAAGGACTTTACCCGGAGAAGCGCATCGAACGCCACGGCATGGCACACCACGCGCTCAACGACGCCATCCACCAGGCCCGCCTGGTGCAACACCTGATGCGGAATATCGACGCATGAACCTGCCCCTACCCGCCGACTACGTCCGCTGCCTGGCGCACACCGCCCACAAAAACGAATGGTGCCCGCGCCGCGAAACCTGCGCCCGGCATCTCACCATCCGCCACGACAAATTCGACGGCAGCCTACGTGTCAAGGCCAGGCTCTGCGTCAGCGACGAATTTGAATCGTTCGTCGGCCTGGACGAAGCCGACCCGGAAGCGCACTGCACCTATCCGCATTGCAACTGCCCATTCGACGCGCCCGCCGATCCGAACTGGTGCGCGCGGGGGCTTAAAAAGGGCGATGCAGCATGAACCGCGCTGGCGATCAACACCCATCACAAAGGCTGGTTCGTGTCTATTCTAACTTAGGAAAATCCATCAAATTTGACTGGAACAGCAAAGATGGATTTTGGTTCATCGTGCTTGGCAAAGGTAACCGATGGACCTGGCACAAAAACCCAGTTACCGAACTAAACACATGCCAGCTGTGCGGAAAAACAAGCACGCCAAAAAATGTTTGTATTCGAAACGATATTTACGGATGGGATTTTGAAAGCAAAAAAGACTACGAAACAAAATCGATTCAAATGCTTTGCACTGGATGCTGGAACAAAGTCCGCTCCGTAGTTAAGAAAATAAACGAAGCAAATCAGTGCCGCAGTGTTTTTTATAAATTGACCAGGAGCATTAGAGATGAGCGCAGAAATCGTAACGCGAGTTGAAACATTTGGCGATGTTCGGCAACTGATTTTGCAGACCATTATGCAGATAAGAGATGGCGGGCTGGATGTTTCTCAGGGAATGGCCATCGCTGCAAACATGAAGGTTTTGAATGACAACATTCAGTGTGAGATTAACGCGGCCAAGCTTGCGCTACTTACAGAAGGAAAGGCAAATCAATTTGGTCGCATCGTGCAGATGGGGCGGACGGTGATCGGCAATCAGTAAATGACCCTAACCACCACCCTCCTGCGCAACGACGCCGACGAAATCCGCCAGCTCGTCCGCGCTCTGCCCAATGGCCGGCGCCTGACGCACAACATGGATTCCCGGCGCCGCTATGACCCGACCGAAGGCCGCCTCGACTACAACGCCCGCAACGCAGCCACCAAGGCCGCCAACATCGAGCGCGTGTTCAACGCCATCGCCGACGGACACGACACGGTTGAAACGATTCTGGCAGCGGTTGGCCTGTCGAAATCCACCGTCCAGAAAGCCATCAACAACCTGGAAAACTGGCCGGGCGGCGCCCGGATCAAGCGGACTACCGGGCGGGCGCATCGGTTTGTCGTCGTATGAAGCGCATCACTCGCCGTCAGGCACAGACCTGGCTCAGCCCGATTCGCAAATCACTGCGCCAGATCGCCGAAACAGGTGAAGCAGACAGCGTTCAAGGCTATGCCGTCACCCGCCTGCACACCGGCGACGACTACGCCCGCATCGACTATTGCATCGCCGGCTTCCGGGCATTGATGGGGCGCCTGTGGCCAGAACTCGACTGCAACCCGCTGGAGAAAATAGAAAAGCGACTGGCCGCCGGAATCCATCTCGAACAAGGCGACCTGATCAGCGCATTCCGGCTGCTCAACGACGTCGAGAAGAAGCTTATGAAGCGCACCGTACGCGAAGTCAAAGACGCCGTACTCGCCGAACAGATCGCCATCGAGCTGGAAGGCCTCGGCCTGAAAGCGGCGGCATAAGCATGGCAGCAAGTCATTTCCATCGATCACCCCGTGTCACCCGACCCGCTTAACCACAAAGAGTAACCATGAAACACCTAGACATTCCAGAAACCGCCGAAGGCGAAACCTACATCGGCTGCATCGGCGACGCCGCCGGCAACCTGCACCACGTCATTTTGCTACCCGGTGACAACGAGCACGCCAACCATGAATCCCAGCTCGAATGGGCCAAGCGCATCGGCGGCGACCTGCCCAATCGCATCGAGCAGGCCATGCTGTGGGCCAACCACCGCGACCAATTCAAGCGGGACTGGTATTGGAGCAACGAGATTCACCATTCCGAGTCCAGCTGGGCCTGGTATCAGGACTTCACCGGCGGCAGCCAGGGCAACTTCAGCCGCAGCACCGAGCTCCGCGCTCGTGCCGTCCGCAGATTGCCCATTTAATCATTCAGTCATTTAGAGGACGCCATGACTACCACCATCACACTTGAATCGATCAAGGCAGAGCATGCCAAGCTCGCCGACATGATCGCCTCCTTTGAAAAACAGCAGGAATCGTCCGCACTGTTTTTCCCGGAAGCAACCATCGACCTCGCGCCCGGGGAACATTACGCCGGACTCATCGTTGGCAAGGACGGAGAGCCAAGCTACCACCTGGTGTTGCTGCCCGGGCAGGCTGACGACATCACCTGGGAAAAGGCCACGTCATGGGCCAGCGAGCAAGGCGGCGAATTCATCGCCAGCCTGCCAACCCGCCGTGAGCAGGCACTGCTTTTCGCCAACCTCAAGGAACAATTCGAGGAGCGCGCCTATTGGTCGTGCGAAGCGCATGCGACCGACTCCAGCTGGGCCTGGTATCAGGTCTTCGGCAACGGCGGCCAGGGCGGCCTCGACCGCAACTACGAGCTCCGCGCTCGTGCCGTCCGCAGATTAATCATTGAGTAATTTACTCATTTAATCAGCATGGCCACCCATACCAACCTTCCCATCTACAAGGTCGCCTACGACCTACTCGATGTCGTCACGAATCTCGTCAAAAACATGCAGCGAGACTTCAAGCGCTCCATCGGGGAGAAAATCAGCGCCGAGTGCATCGAGATTACGGTATTGATCTTCCGGGCAAATGTTGCCCAGGACAAGGCGCCGCATTTACTGGAGCTGATCGAGCGTCTGCAGGTCGCCGAATTGATGCTGCGCCTGTCCATGGACAAGCGCCTCATCTCAAAAGCGGCCTACGCCAAGGCAATCGAACTCACTACCAGCATCGGGAAGCAAGCCAACGGGTGGCGGCGCGCCGCACATCGCCAGCTTCATGGCGGTCAAGGCCACCATGACTGAGCGATCTTTCAATCTGGTCGTGCCGCTGGCTCACGAGGCCACCGACATGCGCACCACAGATACCGCCGGCAGCCGCCGTGACAGGTCTGGCGCAGTTACCCTGCTGAACGCTCGGCGGGGCGACGTAGAAAGCACGATTGATCCGAGTCCAGCTGGGCCTGGTATCAGAACTTCAACAACGGCAACCAGAACAACAACAACCGCAACAACGAGCTCCGCGCTCGTGCCGTCCGCAGATTGCAACGCGCCCGCTGATTTCACTTTTCAGGAACTGGTCAAATCCTACTTCGACTGCCGGCGCACCAAGCGCAATAGCGCCAGTGCGCTGGCCTTCGAGGAGCGCCTTGAGCATAACCTGCGCAACCTTTACGACGACCTACGCGCCGGCAGCTACACGCCAGGCCGCAGTATCTGCTTTGTCATCACCCGCCCAAAGGCGCGGGAAGTCTGGGCCGCCGATTTTCGCGACCGCATCGTGCATCACCTGCTGCACAACCAGATCGGCCCACGCTTCTACGCTCGATTCATTGCCGACAGCTGCGCCTGCATCCCGGGCCGTGGCACGCTCTACGCAGCCCAACGGCTGGAGTCCAAGGTGCGCAGCATCACCCAGAACTGGAGCAAGCCGGCCTACTACCTGAAGCTCGACCTCGCCAACTTCTTCGTCGCCATCGACAAAGACATTCTCCGGGATCTGATCGCCGCCCGAGTGACCGAGCCATTCTGGATGAATCTGGCCGAAACAATCCTCTTCCACGATCCGCGCCTTGACTTCGAGTATCGCGGAGACGCGGCCAAGCTTGACCTGGTGCCACCGCACAAGCGCCTGACCAACCACCCCGCACACCTCGGCCTGCCCATCGGCAACCTGTCGAGCCAGTTCTTCGCCAACATCTACCTCGACGTGCTTGACCAGTTCGTCAAACACGGCCTGCGCTGCAAGCACTACATCCGCTATGTCGATGACTTCGTGCTGCTGCACGAATCTGCCAAGTGGTTGAACGACGCGCTGGCCAGCATCAACGACTTCCTGCCGGCCAAGCTGCACGCCAGCCTGAATCCGACCAAGACCATCCTGCAGCCAGTCGACCGCAGCATCGACTTCGTCGGACAAGTCATCGCGCCATGGCACCTCACGCTGCGCCGCCGGACATTCAACGAAGCGATGACCCGCGTTCGCACCATCGACGCCGGCGACCTGTTCGAGACGGCCAACAGCTACTACGGCCTGCTGCGCCAAGCAACGCACAGCCATCACGACCGCGCGCGCCTTTCCAACGAACTGCGCCGCCGTGGCCACTGCATCGCGGGCGACATCACAAAGACTTTCAGGAGAAAAATCGCATGAGCAAAGCAATTAAAGATGTAATCGCAGAGCGCCAGCGTCAAATAAAATCCGAGGGATGGACCCCGGAACACGATGACCAACACAAGAATGGTGAATTGCCTCGGGCGGCCGGCCTTTATGCAATCAGCGCAGGTTTTGCATCGAAATACCTGGAAGGAGAAACAAAAACTTGTCCAGTTCCAGACGGCTGGCCATGGCATCCGAGTTGGTGGAAACCGACAAATAGCAGGCGAGACCTCGTTAAATCTGCGGCCATGATTCTGGCAGAGATCGAACGACTCGACCGCCGGACTGGCGATGATGCCGCTGGGTTATTCGACCTGATCGCCCACCTTCACCGCCAGCGCGAGTTCTCAGAGCATACATTCGGCCCTGGCGCACGCACGGCCGGCGTCATTGACCACATCCGCAAGGAACTGAACGAGATCGAGGCCAAACCAGACGACGTGTCGGAGTGGGTTGATGTGATCCTGCTGGCACTCGACGGCGCCTGGCGCGCCGGATTCAGCCCGGAGCAGATCGCCAAGGCCATCGCGGCCAAGCAGGAGCGCAACGAATCGCGCAAGTGGCCGGACTGGCGCACCGCCGAACCAGGAAAGGCAATCGAACATGTGCGCGAGGCGGCCGCATGAAGCGCATCTACATCAGCGGCCCGATGACGGGCATTCCCGCCTACAACTTTCCGGCGTTCGATGCCGAGGCTGAGCGCTTGCGTTCGATGGGCTACGACGTGGTCAACCCGGCAGAAATCAACACCGACACCTCGACGCCCTACAACGAGTGCATGCGAAATGACCTGAAGGCGCTTCTGGATTGCGACACCATCGCCATGCTCGACGGCTGGATGGACTCGAACGGCGCGCACCTGGAAATGCATATCGCGCACCGCGTCGGGATCAAGGTTGTGGAGTCGCGGGCCAT